GTATGGAATGCGGTATCAGAGCAACCATCGCAAGAATAAACACGCAGAGATTCATGGTGACTGGGGTTTTCCTGTTGACATGATGCCCGCGATGCAAGAGATAGCAAAACGCGCTCTTTATGTCTTCTGCAGGTGGGATAATCTAATACAGCTACCAAAGCCGAAAAGCGTCTTAGCTTGGGTGAAGAACAACTGGTCGATGGGTGACTTGAAGCATGAACACGGCAGGCAGTGGGAAGCAATATGCTTTTATCCACAACAAGAACATGAGTTTATTGCAAGGATTCCTGACGTCATAATGGGCAAAAGAACCGGCAATGAAGAACACCCAACACAAAAACCGACCGCAGTCTTGTCAACTATAATTCAGGCAAATGTTGGAGATTTAATTCTTGACCCTTATATGGGGTCAGGAACAACACTTCGGGCTGCGAAAGACCTGGGTAGAAAAGCTGTCGGCATTGAAATAGATGAAAGATATTGTGAGATAGCCGCAAACCGATGTAGACAAGAAGTGCTGTTTTAAATGACAACCCTAATGGTCCCCGACGACGACAACTACCCAAGCCTCGGCCCCCTAGTCTGCCAATTCATCGAACAGAACCTAGTCTTTGGCCCCGGCGACCTCAGAGGCGAACCAGCAGTTCTCGACGATGAGAAACGCGCATTGATATGGAGAATATATGAAGTCTTTCCAAAGGGTCATGAGCAGGCAGGGCGGCGGCGATTTAAACGAGTTGGGGTCAGTCTGCCCAAGGGTACGGCCAAGACAGAACTCGCCGCCTGGATAGCTGCTTGTGAATTACACCCAGAAGCACCGGTCAGATGTGACGGATTCGACAGCAACGATAACCCGATGGGGTGTTCGGTCCGAGATCCATACATTCCACTAGTCGCATATACGGAAGAACAGTCAGACGAACTAGCCTATGGCGCCCTGAAAGTCATACTCGAAGAGGGGCCGCTGCGGGATGACTTCGATATAGGCATTGAACGCATCATGAGACGCGGCGGGGATGGCAAGGCATTGTCATTATCGACCTCACCGAACGCCCGTGATGGAGCCCGGACCACGTTTTCAGTCTTCGATGAAACTCACTGGTGGACGTTGCCGCGATTGGTCAAGGCCCATCAGGCCATGCTCGCCAATCTACCTAAGCGGAAATTATCAGATGCTTGGGGCCTGGAGATCACAACCGCTCCAGAGCCAGGGTCAGGCTCAGTGGCCGAGTCGACAATGGATTATGCAAAAGCGATCGACGAGGGCCGGGTCAAAGACTCCCGGCTCTTCTTTTTCCATAGACAGGCATCTGATGACCACGACCTAGACACCGAAGAGGGCGCCCGGGCGGCAGTTATTGAAGCATCTGGACCCGCTGCCGTATGGCGAGACATAGATTCCATCGTGGAATTGTGGAGAGACCCGACGACAGACCGGTCATACTGGGAACGGGTCTGGTGTAATCGCCTGGTCAAGTCGAGCAACAAGGCATTCGACAGCCAGATGTTCAAGAAGCTTGCCAAGGAAAGCCCGGTAAAGTTGGGCGATCAGATCGTTCTCGGCTTTGATGGAGCGCAGTTTGAAGATTCTACCGGCCTTGTCGCTACTCATATAGCCACTGGTTTTCAGTTCGTCTTAGGTGTTTGGGAGCGGCCCCACGGTCAAGAAGAGTGGGAAGTCCCAGCCGAAGAAGTCAACGACGCTGTAAAAGCAGCGTTTGAAAACTATGACGTTTGGCGCATGTACGGAGATCCACCCTACTGGCAGGCCTGGTTATCAAAGTGGGCGGGCGAGTTCGGTGAGGACAGGGTCGTAGAGTGGTGGACGAACCGCCGCAAGGCTATGACTTTTGCGCTTGAGTCGTTCAATACTTCAATGAAAGCCGGCGACATATCGCACGATGGAAACCGTATCTATGTCAGACACATCGGAAACTGTCATCGCCACGACTTACCAACGCTCGACGAAGACGGCAAGCACATGTGGTTGATAAGAAAAGATCGTTCTCATTCTCCGTACAAGATCGATCTTGCAATGGCAGGGGTCTTGTCTTGGGAAGCATATAACGATGCAATTACATCGGGCGTGAATAACGAAGGTGCGCCGGAGGTGATTCAACTCTAGGAGAATCTATGCAGGTAGTTGATTGGGCTCGGGGCGTATTCGCAGCGGGCCTTGATGGATTAAGGCGCCGTAATGAGTTTGACGGCGACGACTTATTTGCCTCGACCCCGACCGGTGGCATCCCGGTAGACCAAAACTCCGCACTTCAACTGGCAATCTTCTGGGCATGTGTCCGGTATATATCAGGCTCAATAGCTGGGTTGCCGTGGGGGCCGCATGAGGTCACAGGCGCCGGGGGCCGTCGAGCGCTTAGAGATCATCGGTTGTGGCCGGTCCTGCATGACATGGCCGCGCCGGGGGTTGCAGCATACACCTGGCGAGAAGCGATGCTATGGGGCGCTTTGATAAATGGCAATACGTTTTCCAGAATAACCAGAGACGGTCTATTCTTCATTGATAAAAACGTGAGGATATTGAAGCAGGACAATGGTCAGTTAGCGTATGAGATCACCGAAACTGGCGAGGTTTTATTGGCTGCGGAGGTCTTCCACATGCGTGGTCCGTCGCGGGACGGCTATACTGGCCTATCTGTTATAGCCGCAGAGCGTGAGCCTATAGGCCTGGGCCTTGCTGCTCAGACCTATGGCGCTTCATTCTATGGTGCTGGCACCCATGTCGGCGGTATCTATGAGACACCGAAGTCACCGACGACAGACCAACTCAAAGACCTCAGACAATCTATCGAAGAAGACAAAGGAGCCAGAAAAGCCCACCGTCCTCGCATCCTGACCAACGGCATGAAGTATGTATCGGATACGATACCGCCTCAAGACGCTCAATATCTTGAGACAGTCGAACATAACGACCGTCAAATGGCCGCCATGTTCTTGGTCCCGCCTCATAAGGTAGGCATTGAGACAGGTGCGACAGCGTTTGCTTCGAGAGAACAGGCCGCTATTGAGGCTGTCATTGATTGCCTGATGCCTTGGGTTGTCAGGATGGAACAAGAGGCACACATGAAATTGCTCACTGCAAGAGAGCGGGCGAGCGGTCAATTCACCAAGATGAACCTAGACGGACAGCTCAGAGGAGATAGCAAAACCCGAGCAGAGGTGAACAAGGTTCTTATTAGGGCTGGAGTTCGCACACCGAATGAAGCGAGAGCCCTTGAGAATATGGACGAGAGGCCAGAGGGTGACGAGCTTCTAGTGGCTAGAGATATCGTTCAACTAACCAAGGTTGGAGACTTGGCCGACTCACAGATAAGCAAGAACACCGCACCCGTTGCCTTTGCTCCATTGGTAGCCGATGCTATGGACTGTATCAAGAAGAGGGCGGCACAAGACAGAGAACGAGAGAGGGCACCTGACAAGACAATAGAATTTGCACGGCTCAAGCTGGAACCACTACAGGAAGCTCATGCACTGGCTGGGCTTCCTTTTGATTTGGATGCACTTATTGAAGAGGCTACCAATGGCTAATGTAAAAGTGATATGGGGCGCTCCGGGTAGCGGCAAGACAACATATGTCGGTGAGAACAAAGGCAAGAATGATCTCATCTATGACTATGACCATCTTATGTGCGCGTTAGCTGGTTTGAATCTCTATGACATGAATGAACATCTGGGCGACTACCTTATCGGTTTCAGAGATGAGGTTATCAGCCGGCTGATGAAAGATGAACAGCTTGATAATGCTTGGCTGATTATCTCTCTTCCCTCTCAATTAATGAGAGAAACACTAGCATGGCTGGAACCGGAATACGTCTTTCTCGATGTGTCCAAAGAAGATTGCATAGAGAGATTGATGAACGATGACAGGCGATCAGATAAAGACCAAGCAACACAAGCGGTTGAGGAATGGTTCGAGCGCTTTGAAAACAGCCAGATAGAAGAAGTGGAGGCTTCAAATATGAACTGGTACGAAATAAAGAACGCACATGAAGACACGGCAGAGGTCTACCTATACGACGTTATAGGGGAAGATTTGTTTGGCGAAGGGATAAGCGCCAAGGGTTTTGTGGACGAGTTGAATCAGGTGACTGCGTCCAACATCGATCTTCATGTGAACTCACCCGGCGGGTCAGTTCGCGAGGGCCAAGCAATCCACAACGCGATTGCTCGGCATCCCGCCAAGGTGACTACGTTTGTCGATGGTATGGCAGCGTCGATAGCATCCACTATTGCCCTTGCGGGTGATGAGGTTATCATGGCTAAAAATTCCTTGATGATGATTCACAAGTCGTTTGCAATGAACATCGGCAATTCTGATGATATGCGCCATGCAGCAGAAAGATTGGATAAGCACGATGAAGCAATTGCGAGCATTTACGAGCGCAAGAGCGGTCAAGAGATTGGAGTCATTCAAGACGCGATGAAAGCGGAAACATGGTTTTCTGCTCAAGAAGCTGTTGATTTCGGTCTTGCCGACCAAGTTGAAGACGAATTGAAAGCGGTCGCCTTGTCGATCACTCCAGAGATTGCAGCGCGGTTTAAGAATGCCCCGACCGGATTGACGCCTGAGAAGCCAAGACAGATCGAGCCTGGTGCGGAGATTCCAGATGACGCGAGATATATACAGGTAGTCGTTACCAACAACACGACTTCAAAACCTTTGGAGCCGGCCGGCGCGGTCGACCCCAGCGATGGCGCATCGCAAGAAGAAGACAATGAACCATACGATTTAGGACTTGAACGAATAAGGTCCAGAAAGAAGGAGTAATGTCACTTAGTTATCAAGCGATTTCTGATCAGATCACTGATCTGGAAACGCAACAGAACGATATCTTTGTTGAGGGCGAAAAGCCTAGCAATGAAGATCGCGAACAGATCAAGTTCCTTGAGGGGAAGCTTGATGTCTTAAAAGCGCAGAAAGACTTTGCTCATAAAGACGAGATCGAAGCCGTCAAGAAAACGGCCACGCCTATCGTCGGCACTCAAGGCGAAGAGCTAGACTTCCGCAACATGGCAAAGGGAGACGAGTACGATATTCAGTTCTTCCGTTCTGCCAAGCACAGGAAGACTCCTGAGAAACACATCAAGGAAGCGCGGGCGGCGCTCCAGTCAGATGCGACGCCTGGTTCTATCCTTGTTGATGAGGAGTGGAGCGCGATTGTAGAGAAAGTGCGCTTCGAGCGGAACTTCATGAGGTCAGTCGGGGCAAAGGTCATCACGACCTCGACGACTCACAACATCCCGGTACTGACTGCACTTGGTACGGCTGCAATCGTCGGAGAGAGAACAGCCTACACGACCGGGGATGTCACATGGGAAAATGTCATCCTGAATGCCTACAAGCTGACTCACAAGACTCCGGTCTCTGAGGAGCTCCTGGCAGATGCAGCCTATGATGTCGCTGGTGAACTTGCAGAAGCGATCGGTCTGACTCTGGCCGCGGGGGAAGAGCAGTTGTTCCTTACCGGGACAGGCTCAAGTGAGCCCACCGGTATCTTCAACAAGACAGCGGATAAAACCGTAGCCGCTGCGGCCGCAGTCACCAATGACGAACTGATTGATATCGTCTATGGTTTGCCGCGTCACTATCGTCGGGAAGCTATCTGGGCATTCAATGACTTAACCGTCGCTGAGATCGCCAAGGCCAAGCTGACCGTCACGACTTCCGGCACACTGCCTTACTTCTGGAGCGATTCAGAGAGAGGCGAGCCGTCGCGTCTGCTCGGTTTCCCTGTTGAGACAAGTTCCAACATTGCTCAGCTTGGAACCGGTAACAAGTTCGTCTGCTTCTTCAATCCTCTTTTCTACCTGATCGGTGAGCGCGGTCCGATTAACGTCAAGAGGTTGCAGCTCGACGAACACAGTGACACCTTCGCATGGAATCAGCGGATAGATGGTAAGCCACTGGACGAGAACGCGTTCTACGTAGCTAAAAACAACTAAGGAGAGGTTATGAAGATCATTTTCGTCAAGGACTACAACACGCCGCAACAAGGCTTTGATAAGGGTCAGGTTTGTGAGGTGGCCAAGAAAGAGGCTGACACGTTCATCAAGGGGAAGTTCGCTAAGAAAGCGACCAACGCCGAGGTGAAAGCGGCTCAAGCGTCTTCTGACGAAGATGACAAGTAACCCCTTACATTAGAAGGGAGGCAATATGCCCATAAATGAAGATCGCAAATACGTTCTAGCCCTCGCCAACGCTTCGGGGTCGGCAGATCGTAATGGTGCGATTCTGGATATGAGCGGGATAGAAGAGGTCGATATCGTTGTCAGCGTCGGTGTCGTGGCGCCTGGAGCTGTCACAAGGATTAGAGTCGATAGTGACTCTGATGTTGCATTCGGGTCTCCGCAAGAGATCGACGGGGCAAGCATGGATATCGAAGATGATGACGATGGTCAAGTGTTCATCATCCCGATTCAAAACCCGCCAGAGCGTTACGTTCGCCTCGTAGTCGATAAGGATGGCGCGAACGCCTGCGAGGAAAGTGCAATGTATGTGCAGGCCGGCTTCCATCGGTCTCCGCAAGACTCAGCCTCTACTGACGAGGTGAACGTAGACACGATTCACCAATGGCCGTCAGTTGGTACAGGCGCAAGCGCGTCGCCGTCGGTCTCAGTGTCGTTGTCGCCGTCGCTCTCGGTCAGCTCATCCGAGTCGAGATCGTCAAGCGCGTCGACCTCACCGTCGTCTTCGGTTTCGCTCTCACCGAGCGCGAGTCCGAGTTCGTCATCGAGTCCGAGTTCCAGTGCATCGGTTTCGGAATCTCGAAGTGTCTCGCTCAGTCCGAGTTCGTCTGAGTCAAGATCGGCTTCGGTTTCGGAATCCAGATCGGTTTCGCTCTCACCGAGCGCGTCAGACTCGCCAAGTGCCAGTCCGTCGCTCTCACCCAGCGCGTCGCCGAGTCCGTCTTAACGAAAATCAGATTTCGCTCTGGCCCCTACGGGGGCCGGGCGATGTCTTGTTTTGAGGAAGTGAAATGGCAGATATAGACCAAACAGCAAAGGCACCTGATGGGACGTCGTTTGTTCGTCGATTGCAAGACAAAGGAGACGGTACACATGATCCGGGGGCAATCCTCTATCTGAGAAAGACAGACGGAACCTATGTCGAGGCCGCTGGCAATGCAGACGGTTCTCTGATCTTGTCTGACAGGGGTCATCAAGTAGCGTTAGGTAATGTCGCAGGAGAGAAAGCATTTCATCTTGCCGGCAGGCGCGATGCTGTATCAACGTCAAACTTGGAAGATATCACACAAACCGGAATGGATGTTTTGCCTAGACCGGCAGGCGCGACTGTTGATCTTGTATTTGCCAGTGGTGACGATGATGTTGCCGGAAGCGGCATTCAAGTCGTGGAGATTGAATATCTAGACATCTTTGGAGACGAGCAACAACTAAAATGCAACAGCAACGGCGGGACCGTTGCAGATGTAGGCGGTGGCGCCATATACGATGTTCAGTGGATACACGGTCAACGCATCGGCGGCGGAGCTCTGGGCGTGG